CGGTAACCAGGCCGACGCCGTCCCTGGTTCGAATCGCCAGGAGCTCTCTAGCTCGAATCGCGTTCTCGACGCTCGAGCAAAACACCAGGACGCTTTTTCGGTTCTCCTGGTTTGCCGTCGCCAGGATTTCTCCGACGTGAGCCTGGACGACATTGTCGAACCTGGCTGACATTTCCTTTTCGTCGAAATCCCCACGAACGGTTTTGACGCCGTCCAGGTTCACCGATGTTGCTTTCGCGTTCCTCATCGGCGAGAGCCTCCCCAGGCGAATGAGCTCGTCAATCCCGATGCTCGCCGCCGTTGTCGTGAACTGATTCCCAGGTCCGACGATGACGCCATCGCTGAGTCGATACGGGGTCGCTGTCATGCCGATAATCCGAGCCGATGTTTTCGCCTGGATGCTCTCGAGGAATTGCTGGTACATCGTCGACCTGGCTTTCGAGATGAGATGACACTCGTCGATGATGACCGCGCCGAGCTCCCGGCCGGCCGCGATGAACTCCGTCGCCCTTTTGTAAACGGATTGAATGCTCCCAATGACGACATCCTGGGCGACATCCCTCCGACCCAGCCCCGCGCAGTAAATCCCAACGGAGACGCCTGGGAACTGACGCCGAACCTGTTCCGCGTTCTGACTGACGAGCTCTTTCGACGGAACCACCTGGACGACCCGCTTTCCTGCCTGAACGCATTTTCCCGACGCCTCGGCCGCGATGAGTGATTTCCCGCTCCCGGTCGGGAGATTCAGGAGGGGCCTGGCTGACGCGTCGGCTCCGAGGACCTGGTAAAGTTTTTTGAGGACCTCCGCCTGGTCGGCGAACGGTTCGTAACGCATGAGCGACTCCATTCGTTTTTTGAGATGAGAGAAAAACGCTCGCCCTGGTCCCACGATAAAAAAAACCAGGGCGAGCCAATGCCGCGAGAATCTTAAACTCGCGATGACGTCGCGAGGGAATCGAACCCTCGAGAACGTAGGGACACCAATCACGTCCCTACGTTTTCAGCCACCAGGCCGACGCCGGAGGTCAGAACGGATTGTCGTCCTGCGATGATTCGCTGGCGATGTTTTCGACGCTTTTTCCGGCCGCCGATTTGTAACCGACAATCTCGGGTTGCTCTCCGTAACCCTCATCCCGGCGAACCTTCGTTTTCACCTGAATCATTTTCCCGACTGCCAGGGAGAGGTCGCTCACCTGGCTGGCATCGACTCCCAGGGCCTCGCAAATTGCCGCCAGGTTCTCGCTCGCGATTTCAACGGCTTTCTCGCTTTCGTGCGCGATGAGATACCTACCGAAAACGCTTCTCCCTTTTTGTGGTCCGTCGACAATTTCAAACCGGATGACGACCTGTGTTCCGAGACTGGGTCGGTTTGCCTCCTGGGCCTTTTTGGTGAGTTTCTCGTCAATCTCCGAGATGACGGTTTTGTAATCGCCCGCTGGTAGAACGTCGAACTGCTTCGCTTCGGGCTTTCCGTTCGGGTAAAGGTGTCGAATGTCAATCATGCTTTTTTCCTTCTGTCAAAACTAAAAACTAAAACTGAAATTGTGAATCGTTATTTCGCCGCTTGTTCTCGAGCCGCATCGAATGCCTGGTCGTCGGCCGCGTAGTCGTACTCTTCCGACGATTCCTCACCGCTCGCCAGGGACGGATTATGCCTGGCGTATTCCTGGAAATTCCAGAGGTCGAAAACTCCTGGGAGTTTCAATCGCGATTTCGCGATATGCGCCGGCTCGCCCTGGGTGACGCCCTCGACGGTTCCGTCGGTCGAACCTACGCTCCGCTTTTGTCCGAAATCGCCGTCGACGTTCCTGGTGAAAACTCGACGCCTGGCATAGATGACCTCGTCGCTGAACTCGACCAGGGCTGGCGAGTTTACTTTTGAGAGTTTCGGACCCCAGGAATGAAACGACGTTCCGTCTGGGTTCTCGTTTTTCACCTGGCCGGCATGGGCGACGATGACGACATGCAAACCGGCCGACCGAACCGACGAGAGCGTTCGCAAGAGCTCCGCGAATTTTTCGGCGACGAAAACATTCCGCTTTCCGAAATCCGGCGAGACGCCCTCCTGGATTGCCTGGCGATGAAACAAACCCTCGGCCGCGTCAGCCGAGTCGATGACGACGGTCGCAAATCCGCTCTCGGTTCCAGCATGAGCGAGCTCGTTCAGGATTTGTAACGCGCTCATCGGGTTCGTGATGAGTGGCGTTCTGGACGTCTCTAGGTCGCTCGTTCCCATTTCGTAGCTGATGAATAACGGGTCGGGAAACCTGGACGCCCAGGTTGATTTCCCGATTCCTCCGGAACCGTAAATCGTCGTTATGCGAGGGGTGGTTTGTTTCCCCATGATGATTTTGTCTAGTAACATTTCAGGACCTCTTAAAATTGAAAAACGAGTTGAATTTTTGACGTCGGGACGAGCTTCCCGTCCATACACTTTTTGCCACGACGCAAACCGCGAATCGTGCTCATAACCTCACTCAGGTGAATCGTCTCCGGATGAGTCCATTCATTTCGCGAGAAGCATTCTCGCTCCCCGGTTTCCAGGTTGGTAGCCTCGACGAGTAAATCGAGTTCAGCCGGATACCTGGAACGCTCTTCGCGGTTCCAGATGTTTAGCTCCGCGATTGCTATCGGTTCCGACCATCCGGAGAGCTTCCCAGGTAACTTTCGCGAGAGATGTTTCACTCCCTGGGTTTGACTTTTGGTGTACCAGCTTTTGGAAATCTCCAGGTCGCTGGTTTTCAATCCCTCGAGATGCCAGGCAAGAGCCGACGCCTGGTTAAACACATTCCGGCCAGGTGTCGACGGAACCACTGGCAGTGCATCTCTCGACATCCAGAAAGCAATATCAGCGAACCTCTCGCCCGCGTTTTTATGCCAGGCAATACCTGACCAGAAACCCACCTGGGGAAATTCGGCGTCAGTGTTATCGCCTGAGTGAACGAATACTGGCTCGCCGACTTTTGGGAGCTCGAGCCTGGTGTCAATCCATTGGTGAATCATCGAATGCCTTTTCCGCTTTGCCTTTTGTGAATGACCTGGTCGAAATGTAGGGACGCTTTTTGACTTGTCAAGCGTCGCCCTGGTTTTACTTTCCGCGTCCAATTTTAACTTCTGGCAATTCCGCGAGGACATCTTTCGGAATGAGTTTTTTGAGCCCCAGGCGAATGAGTTCACTCTGGGTGATGCCTCGTCGCTCTGCCTCGGCGTGAATTGCTTCACGCCAGGGCATCGGCATCCTCACCTGTAGTTTGTAGCTGTTGCCGTTTTCGTAATCCGGATTCAGCAATCCTTTTTTCTTCAGCGTTTTGATTGCCTCAGAAGTTTTCTCGCTCGCCAAGAGCGTCACCGAGTCGACGCCTTTCGCCGCTGCTCGAATCTTTCTGGCCGCTTTCTTTTTTATCTTCTCGAGCTCTGCCTCGTAGTCTCGCTCGATTTTTTTGAGCTCCGCGACCGTCGTCGCTCCTGGCTTTTTCTTGCTCGATTTTTTCATGGGATGCCTTTTTTCATGGGATGCCTTTTTCAACGTTCGTACACTTTACGGAAACCCGAAAGCGTTCGCCAGTGTTTGGTGAACATTTTGCTTTTTGTTAAATTGTGCCGATGCACCCGTCCGCGAAATTTTCCGTCGATGATCGTCGCCAGGTTTGGGAGGATTACGCTCGCCGATGCTATTACTGTGATAAATCTCTCCCTCGGCCGGGTACGAAATCCGGCCGAGCGACTCACCTCGATCACTTAATTCCCGCCAGTTTGGGGGGGCCGGATTCGCTCGAAAACCTGGTTCCTAGTTGTCGCAGATGTAACCAAGACAAATCGAGCGCACCAGTCGACCGATTTGTCAGGGATAAACTGGAGTCCCTGGAGCGTCAACGTTCCCGCCTTTTGTACCTGGAGAATCTCCTGGCGACTTTTCGCGATGTAGCTGGTTGAAACATCCCAGGCCGTCATTTTGTGCTCTATCGCCGCCAGATCGTCGCTGGACGCTTTCAGGATTCCACCCTCATACCAGACCCAGTTCTCGCCTGACATGAGTCCCAGGCCGATCTCCAAGTCTGCCAGGCGTCGCCCGATGTCCAGGAGCACGTCGAAATCAGCGTCGGGAATCTCCGCCAGGAGAGCCGGCCGCTCGCTGAATGCCGAACGAACCACCCTCGCCTCGATTCGTTCTCGCTCGCTCATGTAGCAAACGGCCGACGCGATGACCGCTGCGAGGTTTTCGTCGACGATGTTTTCGCAATCGCTCTCGATGACGATTGTCGCGTTCTCAGTTTCAAGCTCTTTCATGATCCAATTTCCTCCTGGTTCTTCACTGACTGTATTTCCGTTTTCTCTGGTGTCGATGACACGTTCGGACAATTTGCGCTTTCTGCCTGGTCAGCGAGCCGGCGAAATGCCTCGGCCGCTTTTTCCAGTGCTGCGCATTTTGCAACCTCATCAGAAGCCAATTCGCAAATTCTCGCGATTTCGCGGAGATTTACCTCCTGGGTTCCTACCCTTGCGGGGTAGCTATCTGGGCGAGAGTTTTCCGAACGAGCCCGCTTTTTTATTGCGCTTCCAGTCTTTTGATGACTGCTGATGCTTGCTGATGCCTCCTGATGCTTACTGATTGCTGTGCGTTTTGCTGCGCTTTTGAAATGCTCATCGCTCGGCTTCCGGTAAAAGTCTCTCTGAACGGTTTCAGAATGCCCGACCCAGGACGCGACGCTCCTGGCTGGATACTTGTCCAGGAGGTCATTCTCCTGGCTGACTCGGCAGTTCTGTAATAGTTTCGGCCAGGGTTCATGGCCTGCCGCGATGACTTTCTTTTTCAATGTCGTCACAGGGTTCGCCCCTGGTTCGTACCTGGTTTGTACTCGCCCCTGGTTCCTGATTCCGATTTCCTCGAGTGCTAAAGCCAGATCGGGAAATAGGGGACAGAGACGGACGCCAGTTTTCGGCGAGTCGATGCGAATCGAACCGCTCTCGAAATCGAACCAGGACCAGGTCGCCGTGAGAGCCTCGCATCTCCGGAACGCTCCGAACCTCGTCATCGCCAGGATTGCTTTCAGCGACGGACATTCCATCGAGTCGATGATTTCCTGGGCGACATCCCTGGGGACATAGTGATCCCTCGCTGAATTTCCCCGGACGGTCACTTTCTGACCCTCGAAAGGGTTTGCCTTAATAAATCCCTCGAGCATCGCCGCGCGGAAAAATTGTTTCGCTCGCCCGATGCGTCGGCGAATTGTATTCTCGGCCAGGCCGCGACCTTTCAGCCAGGAGCGAACCGATTGTGCGTCGGCCGCTGTTACCTGGTCGATTTGCTTGTCGCCGATCCTCGAGCATACGTCGCGAGATGCGATTCGCATTTGCTCGACGGAACCTGACGAAAGCCCAGGCATCTCGAGCCGAGAATCGAACCAGGCGTCGACGGTCGGAACCTGAACGACATCCAGGGCTGGTTCGATGAGCTCATGGTTCTCGAGTTTCTTCCGGAGTCCTGGTTCCAGGTCCGCAATCCATCTCGAGAGCTCGGAGCTCGGAGCTTGGCCGAGCTTCACGCAACTCGCGAGCTCGTCGACTCGCGTCGCGAATGATTTTCCCTGGGCCTTCGTTCCTTTGCCCAGGTAAATCGTTTTCCTGGTTCCCGCTGGGTGCTGGTATTGCACCAAGACGCTATTCCCGCGCCTGACTGTCGTCGCCATTTTCCATTGCCTTTTTTATGTATTCGATGAGATCGTTCCTACGATAGCGTGTGACGTTGCCGATTTTCAACCTGGGCAAATCGCCCAGGCGGGCAATCCGGTCGACGGTCGGAATGCTCACCTCGAGGAACTCCGCGACCTCGGTCCTGGTCATTAGCTTTTCCATCAGTTCACCTCCTGGCTGATGCCGACCAGGCTGAATGCGTCGCGAATATGCTCCATGAGAAATTCGAGCTCGCCTGACTGATGCAGGAACAATAGCCCGCCGATGCTGACGAAATTGACGACGAAAAACGTCGCCCAGCTTCGCCGGTTTTTCGCCAGGCGTTTTTTGTTTCTTCGATGTTGTCGTGCTTGTGTTTTGTTCATTGCTGGTTTGCCTTTTTCAGAATTACGAGAACAGGACGAGCGTCACGATTGCCATCGCGATACCGGCGATGACGCCCCCGAGAAACGTCAGGAGATGCTTGTAGGTTTCATCACTCATGTCAGAAATTAATCTCATCAGTTCACCTCTTAGCTGACTTGTAAGATTGCCTGGAAATCTTCTGGGGAACTCTCCCAGGAGATTTCCAGGCGAGAACGACCGGCTCCTTTGAGTCGTTATTCAAGGAGCCGGCCGGGATGTGATTTGCTACGCGCACTCAGCGAGACGGAGGAACGTCCGAACTCGGTTGAGCTCGTTTTCCATTTCAGAGCCCAGGAGGTCGTCGAGTTGCCATAAAACGCGAATGACTTCCGAGCCGTCGTATTCCGAACCGTTCGACAATGAAATCGCGACGGTCTGACGACCACCGAATGAGCTTTTTTCTTCGATGTCCGTGAACAGTTTCCACATCCGATCATCGCCCCAACGCTCGACGTTACCGATGTAACCGTCACGAAATTCGACGCCTGGGAAAAGACGGGAAACTAACTCGATCAGTTGCGATCTGTTCAACATGAAATTTGCCTTTTTTTAGATTGCCTTTTTGAATCGCGGAACCTCGAGGAATTGAACCTCGAAAACATGAAAACGCTCGAAAGCGTCCAGCCAGAACGATCTAGGAGTCCCGCGTCGGTCAGTGTCAGAAACACGTCCCTACGGAACGTTAATCACGATCCGTAGGTTCGTCAACAGGCGTACCTACACTTTGCGGGATCGTGCAATCGCTTTTTTCAGGATTAGCTCGGCCGTTTTTTGCCTGGCGAATGCTGGGAGGGATGCCAGGTAACCTTTCAGAGCCTCGGTTTCCGCCGCCATTTCCGCCGCGTATTCCCTCACCAGGGCATCGGAAAACTGACCAGGCTCGAGCTCGTTCAGTTTCCGTTTTCTTTCCTGACATGGTCGACACTCGGTCGACCCAGGTTTCACGAGCGGAGCGACCAGCCGCTCGACTTCGTCTCCAATTCCTGGCATCAAGGGGCCTCTGTCGTGCAGCAGGTCGCGTCGACGTTGAGGTCGTCCCAGTTACCGTCTTGCTGGTCGAGGGGATTCACCCCCTGGCCGAGAAAATTTCCGTAACCGTCATCACATGGGTTCGTCATTCCAGAACCAAGTAGCTCCCAGTTATCGACCTGGAATGAATTAACGACGGCCGGGCTCGCGTCGAGTTTCACCCAGGGACCGCTCGCTTGGCCGGCCATCAAGGTAAATGTCAACGTTCCTGGAATGTCTGGTCTGTTTTGAGCGGTCCATATTCCTTGGACCGTCAAAGTACATTCGGCCGTCATCGCCGCCGATGTCGGCGTGAAAGTCGACTGAACGTAATTTGGGTCAGGATGCGAGCCAGTTTGAATTGTTCCGGCCGTCAGAATGACGCCGTCGCAATTCACGCAAACCGAACAATACAGACACTCTGGCGGAGGATCGGGACAATCCACGCCGGCGCCTAGCCATTGCCCAGGGGACTGACCGCTCGCCGGATTCTCGCAAGCCTCCTGGGTGACGTTCGGAGTGTAGGTTCCGTCATAATTCAGACAGCAACCGACGAGCTCATCAGGGCAACAAATGTACTCGTAGGAGTCGACGCCTGGCGTCTCCTGGCATGTCAGGATTGTCGACCTGGAGACGATCAGGTTATCACCGACGCGAGTGACGCCAGTAATCACGTCGACCGGGTAAAGAGTCGGCGAGGTTCTTTTCGTCGTCACTGCTACAGGGCAATCCTCATTGTCTCCGAAAACGAGCCACGGAGTCGATTTCTTGTATTCGAGGTCGCAACCGTCAAACCCGATGAGCTCTCCGCCGGTTCCGGCTTTCTGGCCGACGAGCTCGACGCTCTTGGCTGTTCCGTACATCGACGAAGTTGTCGCGACGATGAAATACTCCTGGGAGTTTGGATTCCAGAACGCCCACCCTGGCTCGTCAGTTTCAATACATGTTCCCTCGAGCCCTGGGGCCGTTTTTATTGCACCGTTCAGGGCCGCTGGCTGGTCCCCGAAATACGAAACCGGATTGTCACCCTCCGCGTAGGTGTTCGAGTATTGCCAGGCCGTCTCGCCCGATGCGCCCGTGTAGCTGGCTCTTATCCATCTCGCCAGGGGCTTATGTACCTCGATGATTTGCCACCTGGCCGGCTCTGGGTTTTGTGACGCGTATGGTGTCGTCTGATTGCAACCGTCCTGGAGCCGTTGTTGCCTGGGAACTGCCTCGAGCGTAACCAGGGAACCAGGGAGAGCCGAGAACCGCCCAGGATTGTCCGCTTTTATTGCGTACTCATAGGGGACCTCGCTCCATTCGTTCTGCCGAATGCCCAGGTCGTAGTCGGTGTAAGGGGCTCGCGATAATATGCTCTCGGCGTCGTTGAAATATAGCTCGACCTGGGGTTCCGGATTCGGCTCGGTTTCACCGGTCGGTTTGCTATGGGTTCCGTCGTGATCGTAAACGGAAACCAGGAGCCGATTCACTGCCTGGGAGCATTGCTCGACCTCCCATCTCGACGGGATTGTCATGGGCTGACCGTTGCAGTCGACGCCCAGGGCGAACGTTCCGCCGGCGTCCGCGCAATTCTGGGCCGTCGAAATCTCGCATGAACCCTCGACCGTGCATGAGCCGACTGGCATTTCCGTGATGACCGCAAACCCTACGCTACCGCCGCATGGGAAAACGGAGCTCGGGGGAACCGTCAAATCATCCGAACCTATCGCCTCGGCGAATAGCTTCTGGGGGTCATTCACCTGGACGACATCACCAGGCGAGACGCCCGCGCTTCCGTATGTATTGATGACCAGGGCGTCAGCCTGGCCGGTATCGTTGAACGATGTTTTCAATCGGAATTTGATTCGTCGCTCGGTCGCCGCTGGTCCTGAACTCCCGCAAATCTCGACCGCGTGAAATGCGCCGTCCGCGTACTGGCAATAACCCTCGACGCCGGCCTGGAGAGCTCCGAAACACGCGAGGAATTTCACGTCGCCCTGGCCGAATGTTTCACCGCGTAGGGTTTGAATATCGCTGACAATAGAACCGGTTCCGGCTTCTCTGGTCGTAAATTTCCAGAGCGGTTGAGTGTCGGCCAGGTTCACGACGCCCCATTGGTTGCCGTCATCATCGACGAACCTGGTAACTAGCTGATAACCGCTCGTCCCGGTTTTCATCTGCGTCGGGTTTGCTGGGTCAGGGAATGCCGCCTCGCCCTGGAGTCCGCCGCTGGAGAGTTTTACCAACGCTCCGCCATTGTAAACCACTGAACCGATTTCGCCGCCTTTGATTGGTTTGGTCGGAACCAGGAGTCGCTCGCAAGCCTGGGGCCAGTCGCCCGCGCTGAATGATTCCATTTCAACGACGTCCGCGTCGCCCAGATCGAACGGATTCTTTCCGTCGCTGGCAATCGCTCCGCGAATCATCGCCTCGCCCAGGGCGACGTCGGTTCCCTCTGGAGCCTGGCCGCTGACGGTGTCCTGGTTCACCAGGCCGACGGTGTTAGGTCCGCCGAACGTGTTATCGGGCAATTTGTCGATGACTCGGTTCCACCGATTCGCCGTCACCGCGTCGCCTGGCGATACTTTCAGATTGTCATTTGTTGCCACTTATGCGACCCCTATTTGTAATCCGGCGAAATCCGTTTTTTCGTAAATCGTCGCGACGTATGCTGACCTGGCCGTCGTCGTTTTCAGGCCGGCCGCCGCGTCATTTTTTTGAGCCCAGTCGAACCAGATGAAATCCCAGCCCTCTTTCGAGATGCCGCTGATGTTTCCGATTGTCAAACCGGTCGCGTTCGGTGACGCCTCGAACGCAAAACTCAAGACCGGATTGTTTTCGGTGACGACGTCGCCGCTCGCTCCCTTGAACAGTAACTCGCCCTCGTCAAATCCCAGGTAACTCGAGCCGTTCACCTTCCCGGTGTAGCTCGCGATTGTCTTAGCATACGCCAGGGCGTTGACGACGAACCGCTCGGCGATGCGAGCTCTGACGTTTATTTTCAGAGACGGGATGATTTTCTCGACGCCTCGAGGATTTCCATCCGCGTCGACGTTAATCGACTCCCCATAATCCGGACCCGTCTCGCCAGGAGCGTCGAACCTGACCTGGGCGAATGCTTGCTGGACGTTCACCGTCGCGCCGCTGGTATCGACGCTGATGGTAAACTCGCCAGGTTCGGGAGTGAAATCGTATGACGCCACGAACGTCCAGGCCGCCTCGCCGCCCTCTGGATACGGTGACCAGGACATGGATTTTAAACCAAGTCCGTCGTAACTGTAGAGAGATGTTTCGACCGCGAACGCGACGAGAGTCGTTCTCGCCAGAATCGGGTCAGTCGTCCCGCGAATTAACCAGGAGCGTTCGCCGGTGTTATTGTCGGCCGAGTCACTTCCGGATCGACCGGCGAGCTCGCGTATGCTTACGCCATTGGGGGCGATAATGATGTCGGGCATTTCGAAACCTTACTGAAAATTCGATTGCTGATTGTCTAGTTTCTTCACGACCTCGACGTTCGCTTGCATGTTCTTTTCTGCGACTTTTAGCATACGTTCTTCCCATCGGTACGCGCCGAGAGCTTGGGCCGCGAAAACTGAAAACGTTCCACCGACAGAATCGGAGAGGGCCGGTTTTGGTTTTTTCACTTTCTTCCCGAAATCGACGTCAAGGTTTACGTTCAGCTTTTCGAGCTCGTCAAAAATTCCGTCGGCTTTTTCTTTCGGCTCTTTCCCTGCCTGGGCCGCCGCCCTGGCGTCCATCCGGGCGCGTAGCTCCTGGCGACGTCGTTCACGGTCGGCCGCTCTTTTTTCCGGGTCACCGATGTTCTGAGTCAGAGCCTGGGAAACGCCCGCAATGCTTTTTATCGCCGACTCGACATTACTTACCAAGTCGATGTCCAGAACGCCGTCGATAGCTCCCAGGGAGCTTTGAAAAACCAGGGCGAGAGCTCTCGCGATGCCGATGGCTCGTTTTAAGAACTTGTCGAATGACTCTCCCATCGAAACCAGGACGTTGTCGAAGTATGCCATCAGGTTTTCGCCGAGCTCGAGCCATATTAGCTCGATGGCATCGGCCGCGATTCCGAACGCGACCTGGAGATTTCCCGCCTGTATTTCCTGGACGATGACGCCGAAAGTTTTATTGAATATTTCCTTCACTACTCCGAATGCTTTTCCGAGCCACTTCACGCCCGCAGAAACAAAACCGAAATAATGTTCCAGGGCGACGACCGCCGCTCCGATTGCCGCCGCGACGCCTAGGATGATGAGCCCGACCGGCGAAAAGACCGCCGCGATGGTCGCCCCGATTGCACCGACGACCGTTCCCAGGGCCGCGATTCCGGCTCCGATTGTCACCAGCAAACCTCCCAGGAAACCGATAGCGGTTCCGACGCCGATCACAATCGCCGCGACTTTCGCAACCGTCACGATGAGCGATTTGTTATTCCTGACGAACTCGAGAACTGTTTTCGCTCCCTCGGAAATCTTCCCGGCGATTTCAGTAATCGCTGGAGCCAGGGCCGCTCCAATTTGCATCGTTACGCCCTTCACGACACTCGAGACGCGATTCATTGCGTCGCCGAACTCCGCCGCCGCGTTCGCGTCCTCCGTCGACATCGTTCGACCGAGCTCGCCCGCCTCGGTCATCAGTTTACGAATGCCGTCGCTACCCTGATCCATTAGGGGTTTGATTTGCTTGAACGAATCGCCCAGGATTTCAAACCCGAGTTGATTCGCGAGAGCCTCATCCTCGACGCTTCCCAGGGCATCAGCCAGGGCGAGGAATTGCTCATCGGCCGTCATGCTGTTTAGCTTGTCCAGGTCGACGCCCAGGATGCCAAGAGCTCTCGCCGCTGGTCCTGCTCCGGTCTTTGCCGCGTTCGCGATTCGCCGGCTCGTTCGAAACATAGCGTCGCCGACCTGGTCGATGCTTGTTCCCGATTGCTCGGCCGCGAACGCCAGGGCGGAGAGTGATTCGACACTGGTTCCGGTTCGGAGGCTCATTTTCTGGAGCTTGTTGCCCGATTCCGCGAACGCATTGGTCGCCGCCAGGAGAGGCCCGAGAATCGACGCACCGGCTCCGGCGATGCCGGCTCCCGCCAGGCTGATTTTCTTCCCGACCGCTGAAACCTTTTTGCTCGCCTTTTTCAAACCCTTCTCGAGAGCCTGGGCATTTACTCCCAGGCTGACGTATGCTTTCCCCGCCTCGACTCCCTTACTCATCCGAACGTTCCCTTAAACTGTTGTGATATTTTCCCCTGGCTCGCCAGGTGTTGCATCGCTGGACGCATGAACGGCCGAGCCTGGACGTTAATCGTCCGCGTTCGTGTTTTGTACCTCCGATCCTTTACCCGCTGGTGACTTTTTGTCGTTATTCGAAACCACCTTCCCGACGGTCCCTGGTACTGCTTCATCGTCATCCTGGAACCGTATTCCATCGCATTGGGAGCCGTCACCGAGTTTTTGACGCCGTAGCTCGGTGAACGACTTACGGGGCCGACGATTCCGTTCATGTCCTGGTAATTGTATTCGTAGGCAATCGTCCGGAGTCCCTCCGGCTCATGCGCATACGGTCGCTCGCCTGGTCGCGATTTCTTGATGGTCCCTGGCTTTTTCCTTCCGTATGCTTTCCGGATTTCATTCTGCCTAGCGCGTAGTCGAATGAGAGCCAGGGAGGGTTTTATTCCGCGATACGCTGACCGCTTTTTTTCCCGATCAAGTTTCGCCAGGTCCCATTTGATTTTTGAGATTTTGGCTTTTATTATTCCGGCGCTCATTCATTAGCTTTCGATATTCGGCCGCCGGGTCCGCCGGCTCGAGTTTGGTTTCGCGATACGGATTCAGTTTCGAGGGAACGACCGGCGATTTCGTAAAGCATGACATGACATGCGATGAGATGTGGGTCGTATGGTCCCAGGTTTCGATTCTTCTGAGCTTGCAAACATTCTCTAGCTCGAAATAGGTCAGAGGCTCCCAGGAAATCCCGGCCGAGCTCGCTCCGGCGAATATGTTCACCCAGGCGTCGTCGACATTGTCACCTCGAGCATCTTGTCGAAGTCTATCGTCGCGAACTTCTCCCGTTCCTTTTCCGTTCCCGTCAGGAATGCTTTCGTCAGTTTGGATAGCTTTACCTGGCCGAGGGCCGAATAAAAAAAAACGAGCTCGCGAACCAGGGCGTCGCTGACCTGGTCGCTGATGCCGTCACCCATTACCGCCGCTTCGAAATCGTCAATCGTGACGCCGAGCTCGAGGGCCTGGTCTTTCACGACGTAGAACGAATAGGTCAGCCGGTCGAGAATTGAACTCATCAGGATTTGCCAGTCGCTCTCGTTAAAAACGTCCAGGTTGAGTTTCCCGCGAATCTCTCTGGCTCGCCCGAGTGTGAGCTCGAGCGTCCATTTTCGGCCGGTGTTATCAGTAAAAGTCTGGGGCATCTTTTTTAGTCCTCGGGTTCCTGGGAATCGTTTTCGCTATCGTCGCTGATTTGTAGCAAACCAGCCGAAGAATTGAAAACACCCAGGTCGGGAGGCTCGCGGTTTCATTCACTCGGAGCGGGAAAAGGTTCCCTCGATATTTGATTCCCGCTGGCGTCGTAAGCGTCAGCCAATGAAAACGGAACCGACGCCACAACAGCATCGCCACCGTTCGCGGTTTCGCTGAACCCTCCGAAAATACAGGGGGCCGTCCAGCCGATTGCCCCGGCCGTTCCCTGCTCCGCATTTAACTGCATGAGCTCGATGATGTCACCGTTCTCGCTCGCCGCTTTCAGGGCGTCATATACGGTATCGGCCGCCCTCGAGCGAACGTATTCCAGGGAACCGCTAAACGCCTTATAGCCTGGAATCTGTGACGTATTCGACGATCCGTGAAATTCGACGTCAGCCAGGGCCGGTCCATCTTCGACCGATACGTTCCGACATCGAGGAACCTCGACCCATGCTGGGGACGCGTGCGTTCCGCTGTTGTAGTAAAGAAATGTTTCCTTGCCGGAGTATGCTCCGCGTACCAGGTCAGTCGCCATGTTATTCGTCCTCGTCGTGATAGTCGTAAAAGTTTAGAGACAGAGCCGAGTACCAGATACCATTTTCGAAATAGCTGGCGACGTCGACGACCGTCTCCTGGGTGATGGAATTGAAACGATGACCGGCGAGAGTTGTTTTCGAGAGCTCTGTCGCCGGCGACCAGAGCCCGATGATGCTCTCGACGAGAGAATCGTTTTCATCATTCGCGATGACCTCCGCCTGGCGATAGTCGCCCCTGGCGTCGGTCGGAAAACCCGTCGCATCGGGAACCCGGTTCAGAACCAGGACAGTGATGTCGATGGTTCGCTCGTCTGGTCCCATTTCGACGCTGATCCCTCGCGTGTTCACTCGCACCGCAACCACCGGCTCGGGCAAATCCTCCGGAGAGTAATTCGCGACGACCGTGGAATCGACTCGCTGACCAGGCAAACCGTCGGCGATTGCCTGAACGACCGCGTCGCGTAGATTGCTGGCTCGGCTCATGCTTTGCTGGTGTGGATTCTGTAGAACGTTTTGAACCCGTCTGACCAGGACCAGAACGTTCCGTTGTTTGTCTGAATGACGACGTATTTCTCGCCGTCGTGAATGATGTAATCGCCTCGACTGGGCTCGAGTGATTGCTCGCCGAGTTTGAGCTCGCCAGGGTCGATGATGAAATCGACCGATTTGAGCTCCTGGTATAACTCGCCGCCAGAGTTGCTCTGCTCTTGCCAGTCGCTTGAACCCAGGGTCGCGATGAGGGGAATCGAATAATCGCCCCGGCGATAGTCCACCTGGACGCCGGCCGAATCCATCAGCCGGCGATTGTGAACTTTCAATCCGTCGAGAAACATTCCCATTCTTTCCTCATCGCTTCCAGGTTTTCATCGGGACGCTAGTCGCGTCCCTACGCTTTACGCCAGGGGAGTCTCGCTCGACGTGATTGCGTCGGTCGTGATGATCGGGACGTTGAACGCCGACTGGGGGAACGGAGCCGGAGCCCCGGTCGGATTCGTTGCCGTTCGGCTCGCCTGGAGTTGTTGCAAACTCCGACGATTCATCACCAGGTGAGTCGCTCCCCGAGACGCTGGGAATTTCGCCAGGGCGTCGGAGATTTTGGCATCAGTCAAACCGTTCGTCGATGCGTCCAGGTTTGCAATTCGGCCGACGCTGTAAATCGAGCCGATCTGACATCCCAGGTACGCTTGAACCGGTGTGACGTATGCGTTGAACACGCCAGCCGTCGCTCCGTTCATCATCTGTTCGTAGGTCGCACCGACGGAGATGTTTCCGTTGTTGCCAGTGATGAGTGTGACGTCAGTCCTGGCGTCGACGCTCCGAATAACGAAAACGCTTGAACAGTCCGACGCTCCGCCACCGTCGACGACCATTTCGTCAGCCAGGGCGTCAATCGTCGAGGCATCAGCCAGACCAGTGAAACCGTTCGCGTCGGCTCCCTGCCCGTAGATGAGTTGCTGTTCAGCTTTGAAGAAACCGGCCTGTAGAGCTCGCTGGCTCTCCCTGGCAATCCAAGCCTCTTTGCCGTTGCGATACTCGTCCGCGTAGGCAGAATCGACATGGAAAGAACAGTCCAGGAGCGACAAATCCAGGCTGACTTTTGTGTCCTCCGAATGTCCCTGGTCGCGGCCGTCGTTGATGGTTCGGAAACCGACGACCGGAGCCGCTGTTTCCTTCAGGTATTTGTGCTGGGTTCCGTTGCTCGCGAAATCTGCAACCAGGGCCGCCAGGAGAGGCGCGTCCTGGAGCAAATCAGAGATCCCGTCGATGTCGGCGAGGTTCTGGTCATTGATTTTGATGAGCTCGGATAGTGGGGCTGGGTTTTGAGCCATTTTTCTAGCTTTCAGTTTTTGGGTTTTGATTGTGGGAAATCTCCTGGGGAATCTCCCAGGAGATTTTGGGTTAGTTTGCCGACGCTGTATTCACGCGAAACATCGACGCGAAATCAGTTTTTTTGCTTTCCTCGGAGGGAACGCCGACTGGCTCGTCCTCGCCCAGAGAGAGGCTCTCGAGTTGCAGTTTCAACTCGGCGACCTGGAGAGTTTCCTCCGCCAGTTTTTCCTCGACTTGCTCGAGGTGTTTCGCCAGGGCGTCGTTGTATCCGATGCCGTCGTTGAACCAGGCGACGCCGTTGTCGTTGCCGAACCGCTCGGTAAATTTTGATAGCTCGGCGAGAACGCTCGCGCGAGTTTCCTGGGGAGCCTGGGGCTCGTTCTCGGATGCTTCC